GACCCATTTCCCTAAACAAACACCCCAAAAAGAGAAAAAATCAACATTTTCACCCAAAGCCATCTGCAACTGTAACAAAGATTCAAAAACATAAAACCATCTACCAACATAAGGAAGTCTCTTAAACGCTTCTTCAATAACAGGCGTCAAGAAGACAGTAGTAAACAACCCAGACCAATTAACCGGTCGAAATCGTGAAATCCAAAGATATGAACAAACAACAAATACATGCCAATATTTATGAAACACATAAGGCAAAAATATTGGCAAAGCGGTCACAACATCAACTGGAAGATAGGTCAAAGAAACCTTGGGAACAATGTCAGGAATATACAAGAAACACCCATAAATATAATACAAAATAGGTGAACAAAAATTACGAACAGAAGCAGCAAAAGAACTAAAGTAAGAATGAAAAATAGGATGGTCAAAAACCCCAAGAGTAGAAAAATTAAACTCTATAGGAATGAATGATAGAAGCTTCCCAAAAAACCCCGAACGATTGAATTTGCTTAAAAAATCAAAATAAGAAAATGGAGAATAAATGGGTTTGGTGGGTGAACAAGGCAAATCAACATCAACAATTCGGTCAATGGCGTGATTGTCCAAATAACCGAACGGTTGACGAAAAAGAAAACGTTCTAAATCAAGAACATCAAAACGATGCAAACTATACATTTTTTGCACTTGGTCAAAAACATCATCATCAAGACTATTAAGACCAGAAGCCAAAGCTTTATGTTCAAACCCTTCAAACTTATAATCATGCCCATGGCCAACAGTTCGCTCCATAACAACATCCCAAACTGAACGCAAAACAGGAATAAACGGAAACGAAAACCTATTAGCATAAAAAACGGAACGCAAATAATAATAAGGATGAACATCAAAATCTTTACAAAAAGAAAGTTTATAAAGTATACGACCAATTTTGGGAGCCCACATCCGAGATTTGACACCATCGACAATCATCTTATAAAAATAACCCGAACAAAATGAAGCAGTGTCAATGGAGTCATGACAAACAATCGATAAAACATGACAAAAACCATTAAAAATGGTTTTCATAGAATCGACAAAAATCTCGTTAGTGAAGGGTAAAACAACTCCATTAACTTTACAAAGTTCCGAAACCAACAACACCGGCAAATTGTCATCGCCCAAAACAGCAATATGACCAAAAATCTCAACATTAAGAGTTTTCTCAATGATGTCAAACGCAGTTTCAATCATGGCCATACTGACCAATGAATTGTCGGTCGACGTATCAGATTTACCGGATTGTTGTCGCCCAGGAGAGAAAAAAGAAATAACATGCTCACCATCTGAATATTTAAACCTAGTCTTGCCTTTAGTATCAAGCGTTTTCTTTTGCAAATGAAGAACAGATTCGGGAAAACGCCAAGCTGTAAACAAAGCAAGAGAAATTTCTTTAAAAGAACGATGTTTATGACCATCATATTTTTCACAATCG